TGGAACATGGCATCTAAACGCTCTAAGGCTAATTCTCTAACTTGTTCAGCAGGTTCCCTCAGCGTTCGCTCTAAGGCTCTGGCGTAAGCATTATAAGCACTTCCTGCGCTCGCATAACCAACAGTATCGGCAATTACTTGGAATCCGTGACCCGCAGCCCTCATCTCTAGAACTTGGCGTTCCTTCTCGAACACCGCAGGGTCATTTTTGATAGGCATAGGTTTTGTAAGAATTACAGTTTCTCGATAAGAGATAAGCGCTCGTCTAGTAAGTCATCTATGGATTCTTGAATTGTTTGGCGCTTTTTCCAAGTCATTCTGTTGCCGTATTGGTCTATTTTTAGCGCGTCTGTAAGGTATCCGAGTGCTTCATCTATCTCAGCTATTGTTACTTTGTCGGACACTATAACCATTTTGGCTCCTTAAAGCCTCCAATAGTTACAACATAACATAGAATAGGTGAAATAGGTGACATAAGCAAGTTACGGATGTCTCTTGTCGTAAGCGTTCTGCAATTCATCAAGATCATAAGTCCCATCAACGCACTCTATATCGTCTTGCATAATCCAGTTAAAGATTGTGCGGTTGGTGACTTTGTAGAGAAGTGAGGCTTGGACTACTGAGATTCTAGGCTTGTAAATTGCTTTGGCGAAACCTTGTTCATAACCGTCTTGTAAGCCTTTTTGGTAGGCGCGAAAGTTCTTGTCGCTCAACGCTTAAACCGATCTACGATCGCGGGCCCTTTAAGAACTAAAATCAGAGATAGGAAAAAAACAACCCCGCAAGCAAAGAGCGCGTGAAGAAGTCTCATTTGCTCTCCAATACTCTTCCTAGAAGTCTCCATTTATCGGATGTCCAAATAGTACCGCATGACTTACATTTAATCTCGAAAGTTCGCTCTAGGTCGGCGGGATTTACTTTGAGTGTTGTTCCGCAATTTTCCCCATCATCATCCAAGGTCGGGCATTTGCCAATAATGATGTCCTCAGATTTATTGCCGAGGGTGAATTGAATCTTATGGGAGATTGAGATGATTGTCGCGGCGAGTTGATCGGCTTGCTTGTAGTTATCGTGAATCCATGATGATCTGTTAATGATGTACTGAGTAGTAAGTTCTATGCGCTTGATTTCACTCGTTCGTCGCTCAGAATTCCAAACTAATTTAGTTTCGCGCCGAATCTCCCTGATAGCCGCCTCATGTTTCATAAGAGGAATACTAATGGCTCCTGAGCGCAAATTGAGTGTTTCAAGGTTGCCGGGGATTGGTGTTGATTCTTTGGAGCCTGAAACTCTTTGCCCAGTATTCCCCCTACCAGGCAAGAGTTCAGATTCGAGTTCGTTGTATTTCTGAGGGAATTGTGCCAGTTGGTTTATGGCGTAATTCCAACAACTACCGCAAACAGTATGGGATTGTTTTTTGCGACAGTTTATGCACTTCATTTCTTTTCATGCCCCTTTTCTTTGCGCTGTGAACTTAAATGAAATGCTTTGCAGTCGTGGCAAAAGTAGATTCTAAGCCGTATAGATTTGTGAATCCGTTGGACATAGCGCCTTTCTTTATCTGCCTGTGATTTGGTTTCATAACTAACCTTTTGACACAACATTTTTACGCTTGCGAGATTTGGCAAATTCCTCGACATCTTCAAGGCGATAGTAAGTGAACTTGCCTTTCTTCTCTGCCCAAATTAATTTCCCGCGCTTATGTAATTGGTGCAGGTAATTAACTTCAATCTTCAAAATAAATGCTGTTTCTTTTGCGGTGAGCATCTACCAACCGATTTCTTCCTCTTTAGCAACCTTTTTATCGGTTAAGTGAAGAGTGACCTCAGCATTGTTGATGTTGTGCGCGATCTTGGTAACGCCGTCTTTCTCGTAGCTGGTAACTTCATAATCACCCGTTACCCTGACGAGTTGTCCCTTTGTAATTTGATCGGTGACTAATTCTGCTTGGCGACCCTTAATCTGGATGTTGTACCAGATCGTTACTCCATCAACCCACTCGCCCCTAATTTGCTTGCGTTGGTTATCTGCGATAGAGAAATTTGCTACTGCGAAATCACCGTTCTTGCCTTCAATAAACTTGAGAGTTGGCTCCTTACCAACTTTCCCCGATACCGTAATCTGCGTCATTTGTTGCCTCCTCGATAGATATGTAGTTGCCTTCGTTGTCCAACTTTACGATTGAACCGTCTGATAAGTGTAACGGATAAAGCGTTGTATCGGCGTAAGTTGGAACCATCCAGCCTTTAAGAGTTGCCTTTGCGGGGTTGAGGTGAATTGACTCCGTGCCGAGGTTATGGCATTTATGGCAGACCGCGACGAGGTTAGAGACTTCATCTTTACCGCCTCGGCTCCTAAGTTTTCTATGATGGAGCGCCAAATCGTGTGAGGGTTTTCCACATCTCTCGCAATATCCCTTTGCGCGATCTAAAACTAATTCTGCTATTTGCTTGTCCATTTTGCCTGTTCATAATAAGTAAAGGGCGGAGCTGTGTAGGGGTCTTTATTCGCCGCGATTTCCAATGCCTTCTTCATACTGACTCCCGCTTTAAGCGCACCAATTCCAAGTGAACTACCCGAGCCAATACCGTAAATACCATCAGCATCAAGGCAAACGGCAAAATCATCAGCAATATCAAAAACTTCACCGCCGATTGCAATAAGAAAAGCAAATTTAGTCTCTTCATCTTTCTCGTCCCACTTGTATTCATTTTCCTTGAACGCCAATTTCATCGAGGGTACTACTTTGGAGATGATGAAATGATACAAGTCCTCTTTGTCGGATGGCTGAGGTTTTGGCGGGGTCCAAATATGCTGGATGATGTCGCATGCAGAGGAAAGCCCGGAACCTGCAATTAAATACTGACCGCGCTCAACCACTTTCACCATTTGAGGGTGGGAGTATTTTCTACCCGCCGTCACCAATGAATCTGACCCGATCTGAACTTTTGTCGGAGTTACTTTGGCGAGAATTGTTGTCACGGTTGAATCTTAACAGAGCCGAGCGCGATTACGGAGGCTTTCGCGCTCAAGGCTCCCTATTGCTGAAACGGCATCAGCAATTTCTTGACACATACTGGACTCGTAGTCCGTTATGAAGTCACTCCCCGTTGTCGGGCTTCTTGTTCTCGAAGATGAGTGCTTCAGTAGTGATAAACATTCCCGCGATTGAGGCGGCATTGGCGAGCGCAGAACGAGTCACCTTTACGGGGTCAATGACTCCCTGCTCAATGAGGTTGCCATAGGTTTCGGTTGAGGCGTTAAAGCCTTCCTGCGCGGTGAGTTCGCGCACCTTAGCAACAACAACATCTCCCTTATGTCCCGCATTTTCAGCAATCCAGAATAAAGGTTCATCGCACGCTTTTTGGACTAAGCGAACCCCCACCGCTTTGTCGCCAAATAGACCCAAATCATTCTCTAGGGACTTTGTAGCGTGAACTAGGGCGGAACCCCCACCGACGACAATTCCCTCTTCTACGGCTGCTCTAGTGGCGTTTATGGCATCTTCTATGCGGAGTTTCTTGTCAGCTAGTTCAACCTCTGTCGCTGCGCCAACCCTAAGAACGGCAATACCGCCTGTGAGTTTAGCAATGCGATCTTGTAAGGCTTCCTTGAGTGGGATGTTGTCGGTTGCGACAATCTCTGCGCGGATTTCAGCCACACGATCTTGAACCCCATCCGAGGCGGTGTCAATGAAGGTTGTCGAATCTCGATCTACAACTACCTTTCGAGCGGTGCCGAGATTATCCAAAGTCACCTTGTCCAAAGATAGACCCGTTGCATCATCTACAACATCTGCGCCAACTACGCACGCGATGTCCTCTAGGATTTGCTTACGGCGTTCACCAAAGCCCGGCGCACGTACTGCCACGATTGGGAATCCACCTTGAACGCGGTTAATGAGAAGAAACTTAAAGGCCTCTCCGTCAATATCCTCGGCAACAATCAAAATAGGTCGGTTTGTTTGAACCACTTGGGCGAGGATTGGCTGAATAGATGCGGGGGATGTGATTTTGTTATTCACCAACAAAACTAGAGCGTTTTCGTAAACTGCTTCCATGCGCTCTTTATCGGTGACAAAATAAGGCGAAAGAAATCCCTTTTCGATTTCAATGCCCTCGGTGAATTCTAGGCTTACGCCAATCCCGCCATCCTCAACGGTGATAACCCCATCCTTGCCAATTTTGTCCATAGCCTCGGCAATAAGATTTCCCACCTCTGAATCTTGCGCTGAAATTGTGGCGATTGAGGCGATCTGTTCTTTATCTGAAATAGCGATGGATTGCTCAACAAGGTTCTTGGTGATGGCTTTTACGGCAAGATCAATTCCTACCTTGATTTCCAT